AAATACAGCGTCGTTTGAAGTACGCAGGGACGCGTTCGCTTATTGGACGTAGCAAATTAGATACGCTAAAAAAGACGACCTTAAACACGTTCTTTGAAACGGCGCAAGACTTTGGTTTAGTTGCAGACAAACACTACACTTTCAACGGGCAATCAAACATAATTAAGTTTTTTAACGGAAGCGAAATTGTCCTAAAAGACCTGTTCACTTATCCCTCAAACCCCAATTTCGACCAACTTGGATCGTTAGAAATCACAGACTACTTCATTGACGAGTGTTCCGAAGTAACCGCAAAGGCGGTCAGCATTGTTCATTCTCGATGCCGTTATAAACTAAACGAGTTCGGTCTTATTCCCAAAGGTTTCTTGTCTTGCAATCCTGCGAAGGGGTGGTTGTACAATGAGTTCTACATGAAGAACAACCGCAACGAACTGCCTTCACACCGCGCATTTGTGCAAGCGTTACCGCAGGACAATCCGTTTTTACCGGTTGCTTACATCGAATCTTTGCGAAGACTTCCAGAGTACGACCGCAAAAGACTTTTAGAAGGCAATTGGGAGTTCGACGACGACAGCGACAAACTATTTCAGACGGAGAACTTACTTCGAATGTTCCGCAACGAAGTAATCAATGAAGGCAAGAAGTATATAACAGCCGATATAGCGCGTTTCGGTAAGGATAGAACGATTATCTGCGTATGGGAAGGTCTAACTATCATCGACATAATTGAACTCAATAGAGCAGCCATTGACGAAGTCGTAAACAAGATTCGCGTTGTAATGAAAGACCATTCAATTCTTCTTCAAAATGTTATCGCGGATGAAGATGGCATTGGCGCGGGAGCGGTTGATTATTTGAAGTGCGTAGGTTTTCAAAATGGATCTAAACCAAAGCACCCACAATACCAAAATCTGAAAAGCGAATGTTACTACAAATTGGCTCAATATGTAGAGGAGAATCGGCTCACTATCTTATCCAGTACGCGCAAAGAACAAATCGTTCGTGAACTCGAAATGATTAAACGACACCGCGCGGACGTGGACGGAAAGTTAATGGTCACCCCGAAGGACGTTATCAAGAACCGCGAAGGTATTTCACCCGACGTTGCCGACGCTATAATGATGCGAATGTACTTCGAACTCAATCCAAGTTATGGACAATACGTTGTAGGATAAAAACAATTTAATAATTTAGCATAATGAAAAACACACCACTTTACGAAACGCTCAAAATGACTTACGACCGCGAACGCGAAATCGTTAATTCAATCGCAACCTACTTCCAACAGGGAAAGATTCTTGGAAATATTCTTCTTGAACTTTCACAACGAAAAGACTTAAACGCAAAAGAAAAAATCTATCTTGCGCTTATGATTGGAACAATGATGACTAAAAACAAAGAAGATGGCGAGCAGCAAAACTAAGAAAGGAATTTGTGTTTACTTACACAAAGACCTTTGGAACGAGATTGACGAAAAACGAGGTGAAAATAGTCGCAACACTTTTTTAAGTGAAGCTATCCAGTTCTCAATGAAGTTTTATGTCGACGAATCTAAAGTAAAATTGACAGAACAAACGTCGACAAAATAGCGACGGAAGAAGTAACAACTAAGGCGCGGTTTCTGCGTCTTTTTTGTTTGTCTAATTTCTTTTTATCAACGTTTAAAGTGTTAATTTCTTCAGTCAACAACTGCTCCTTCTGTTCATAAGCTACAACGACTTCTTGCAAGTTGTCAATCTTTCTTTCTTCGATGTTCAATTGTTCCGTTAAGTTGTCAATAACAAGCGAATCGGACGCAATAACGCTATCGCAAGCGTTCACTAAATAGACAACATCAATTTTACGAATAGTATCGACACGAAGAATAGTATCACGACGAGTGCGATAGGTCGTTTTGGTTGAATGTTGAGCGTTTTCATAGTACGAAAGTTGTTCTTTTAGTTCAATCGTTTCTTCAACTAACATTTGATATTCGCCTTCATTATAATTTATAATGCTGTCCTGTTTTTTCAGTTCAACTTGCGTTTCAATTTTCGGTTTTAAATTCGAAAAAGCAAAATAAACAAGCAACCAAAAAACAGATGTTGCAATTACAACAACAAGTGCGTCGGGTTGGTATTCTCTTTTGTCCATATTAGATAAAATCTTCGCCTTTGTAGTCTGGGTGTTCCTTCGACATCTTGTCGATACCTCGCACCCATACAATAGCAATTAATAAAGTTACTGAAAAGATTGTTCCGATTAACATAGTTATTTTTTTTAGGTTTATAAAATTTGTCCTTCGTGTATTCGATAATTGTTGACGCTAAAGTAACCATTTTTTCCTTTAGTTACAATTGCAAATCCGTTATTGTAACGCGAATACGGGTTGTAATCTGGGGACAACTCGGAAAGGCAAGCAACACCCCAACAAGTTATGAACTTACCGTTTGCGTCGCGCTCGTTGTGTTCCGCTGTTTGATGGTGGTGTCCGCACATTGAGGAAACCTTTGTCTTCATGTACAAACCACGCGCTACGTTAACAGAAGGCATAAATTGTTTGCCGAACTCGTGCCCGTGAAATATTGAAAGTTTTCCTATGTTTAATTTGCTCTTTCCGTCAATCCAAGTAATGTTATGTTTATCTAAATGACAAAGCGAAGCAAAGTCAAACGCGTCAATGTCGAATAACTCAGGAGCTTTAACTCTCATATAACGCCAGTAACGTTCTTCGTGGTTGCCTTCTTTGTAATAGATATTTGCCGTTGGGAATTGTTGTCTTAACGTGTCCACAAATTGACGCATCGCGTACAACTCGTCTTTGAATTTTCGCTTGCGTGGATCTTTGACAAAGTCTGAAATCATGTGACAGTCTAACGCATCGCCGTTAAGAATCACAGCGTCGCACCCTTGACGAACTCCTTCGTTTATTGCAACGGTTAACGCTTCGTTGTCTTGGTAAGGAATGTGAACATCGCAAAGAATCAAAAACTTCGTTCCCTTTACTTCGATATGTTTACGCTTTTTAGCGTAAGACTTTGGAAGTACAAATGGGTTTAATGGTCGTGGCTTTGCGTCGAATAGCGATTTATCCGCTGCGTGTTTCCTATCGTAGTTTCCTTTTTGACCGCGTACAATTCGAATGAATGTTCTTGCGTGTTCTTGTGAATTGTAAACTTCAGGATATTCAGCAAATAGTTTCTTTGCTAAAGTTAGCGACGGAGTGTCTTTGAACTTACCACAAATTTCTTCAGCTATTGTTCGAGCTGTTGTTTTCGGTGTTGCCATTCTTTGTTTTTTTAGTGAACTTTTCAATCACAGTACCACCGAACAAACCTGCTGTTAACAATGCGAGCGTGTCGTACATTGCAATTGGACAGTCATATTCAGAAAACGTGGCGATGTAACTTAAAAGAATCAAATTTGTTACAACAAATATAGCAATAACTCGCTTGCTCGATACTTTCGAACAATTACTTAACAAAGAGTTGAACCAGTCTTTCATATCATTTTTAAAATTAGTTGAACAATTAAACCACCAACGACACCAGCGGCTGTTGCAATACCACCCAAACGCGCAACTTGAAGGCGTTGGTTGTTTATGTACTTGTCGTGCTTTTGTACCTTGCTTACAAGACCTTCAATTTTCATCTGGTCGTCACCGATTAACACGTTGTAGATGCGGTCAATCTTCTTGTCCATTTCTTGAAGCTGTTCGTGTATCAAAGTAATTTCGTTTTCGGTGTTCACGTTAAAATATAATTTTCGTTATGCTTTAAAATATAGTTGTATCTCAGCTTCACGACGACGAACCAAACCCTTCAAGACAACACCACCGCCTTTGTTCCACAAACGAAATGAATTAGCTATTGTTGGGTCTGTTGGGTTAACGTTTAGTTTCTTGAATACCGACGAACGTTTGAAGCCACCCGTTCCGATGTTGTACGCTAGTGAAACACACGCGCTAAATTGGTTTTCAGTTAACGGTTGTAAAATAAACGGAGTGATTGAAACGGCGAACTGGTCAATTATAAACTTCGCTAATTCTTCCGCGCGTGCTTGCGTTATAACGTCGCCTTCTTTTACCTTATCGCCGTTCTCGTAAAATGTATTTCCGTAGCCAATTGTCCACACGTTAGCAGGACACTTATACGCTTTCAATTTACAACCTTCAAAATGTTTTATAAGTGCGTAACCTTCAGCGTTAATTTTCATTCGATAACTTTTTTATTTGTTTTTCTTTTTTGATTAGATACTTACGAAATTTTTCTTCGTAAATCTTTTGTTTTACCATGTCTTTCTTTCGTCCCCTTGTAGCCATGTTTTATTTTTTAGTTATCTAAACCAACCTAATCCTGGTCTTCTATATTCGTAAGGTCGTCTGTCGCGTCCGTCGCTAATCTCGAAAGCGTTCGACGGATAAACATTTGTTTGTGACCATATTTGATTTGTTGTATTTGTTAAGTATTCGGGAAAGTCTGCTGAGTTCTGACACAAAAAGTCAACCATTCGCTGTGTGTAAAACATCGCTTGTTGACGCGCTTGATCGCGGTAGTTTTGCAAGTCTGTTTGTGAGATAGGTTGAGTGTCTTCGCTTGTTCTAATTACTAAACTTCCGTTGTCCGTTTTAACGTACAAATGCGGTAACACTTCGTACATCGTCCACCACATAATCATTCGACGCAAGTAATTGTCTAGAAGGGTTGCGTATGCGCCTGTAATGTCGTCGTTCACAACGTCTTCTTTGATGCGGTTGTAAAGGTCAGTACCAAGATATAGTTGTGCGTACTTGTCTTGCGACAAATAGATAGCAGGATAAAGAAGTAACGGATCAACGCTTCCGTTAATCCAAGTATATTTCTTGATATAGTTTTCGTCAATGAGTAGAACTTCGGGTTGTAGTGCCATTGTAGTTTTTATTTATATTTTAATGATGCTCTGTTTGGCATATCGTTCGGACGAACCGCTTCTTGTCCTTTTGGAAATAGTTCGTTTGCAACACCGCCTGTTACAACTCTGTCATTGTTCAATCCGTCGTTAGGAAGGAAGCGACCGCCCTCTCTTTTGCGTACAAATACTTTTCTAAACCACGCGTGGCGGCAATAAACACCGCCCTTAAAAATGAACAAATTATAACTTGAACTTCCTGAAGGTGCAAACTGTCCGTTCACCCCTGCGTCGCTCATGTCTTGAATATCTTCGTAACGGAACAATGCCCCTTCTTTTGATAGCGCAACCATTTCTTGACAGAAGTCACGCGTTACAATTTCTCCGTCTTTGTATGTGAAATTCTTTGAGTAATAATAGCGAACTTTATACAATCCAGTATCGAGTGAATCACTTCTTTTTTCGGGGTTGTCGTAACCGCGAACACTCATAAACTCCATGCGGTATTTTTCTTCGCCTTCTGGATTAGTTACTTCTTCGTCCGATAGCAATTGCCATTCTTCTTCATTTACGTATTCCGCTTTCTCTTTAAGATAAGCCAACCACAACGCGCTATCTTCTTTGCTTATCTTGTTTTCAGCAACCGCAACTTTCTTCTTCGCAACTACTTTTTTTTTTTGAGCGGACAATTTAGCCACCGC